TTATAACTGCTTCAAGTTTTGTAGGTAACTTAACTGGAACAGCAACTACATCTAATAATGTAAGTTCTACTATTAATGTAAATACTACAGGAATTATAACTGCTTCAAGTTTTGTAGGTAACTTAACTGGAACAGCAACTACATCTAATAATGTAAGTTCTACTATTAATGTAAATACTACAGGAATTATAACTGCTTCAAGTTTTGTAGGTAACTTAACGGGTACAGCAACTACATCAGTTGGTTTAGGTACAACTTCAAGCATTAATACTACAGGAATTATAACTGCTTCAAGTTTTGTAGGTAACTTAACTGGTACAGCATCTACAGCAACTACAGCAGTTGGTTTAGGTACAACTTCAAGCATTAATACTACAGGTATTATAACTGCTTCAAGTTTTGTGGGCAACCTGACGGGCACAGCAACTACAGCAACTACAGCACTTGGTGCATCAACATCAATCAATATAAACACTACAGGTATTATAACTGCTTCAAGTTTTGTGGGCAACCTGACGGGTACAGCAACTACAGCAGTTGGTTTAGGTACAACATCAAACATCAATACTACAGGAATTATAACTGCTTCAAGTTTTGCAATTACTCAATCATCAACAATAGATGGTTCATTGTTAATTGGAACAGACACACTTTCACTTTCTGGTTTTTCCAGTACATTTACTACAGTTGGATCTAACTTTTTCACTGTTCCAACAGGAGTTTCTAAGATTTCAGCAATAGTAATTGCTGGAGGAGGAGGTGGTGGAGCAGGTCAAGGTGGGAATGGAGGATCTGGTGGTGGAGGAGGAGGACTGAGATATATTAATGACTATCCAGTTACTCCAGGTCAAGTATTAAACATTACTGTAGGAAATGGTGGAAATGGTGGAAATGGTGGAAATGGAAATTCTGGTGGGACTTCCGAAATTACTGGAATTGTGACTGCTTATGGTGGAAGTGGTGGAACAAATAGTATTGGAGGTTCTGCCTCTGGTGGTTCTGGAAGTACGATTGGTGGAAATATAGGAGGAGGTAATGGTGGTAATGGTGGAGGTGGCACATTGACCTCTGGAGGAGGAGGAGGAGGAGCAGGAGGATATACAGGAACTGGAGGAAATGGATCATCAGGAACTGGAGGAAATGGTTCTGGTGGTGCAGGAGCAGGTGGTGGAGGACTTGGTTCTGGTGGTGGTGGAGTAGGATTATTAGGATTATCACAAAGTGGAACAGGTGCATTAAATTCTGGGGGCACAAGTGGTTCTGGTGGTTCCAATGGAACAACAGGAACAGATGGTGGCAATGGAAGTCCAGGAGGGAATTACGGTGCAGGTGGTGGTGGGGGAGAAAATGGAAGTTCCACTCTTGGAGGAAATGGTGCTCAAGGTGCCGTAAGAATTTTGTGGACTCCAAGTTCTAAGTTCTCAAGACTATTTCCATCACATCAAGTTGGAAATAATATAAATCAATAAAGGTATTAAAGAAAAATGGCAAACAACACAGGAGTATTTTTCAATATAAACGATAATGATGGAATACCTTTGGTTGGGGTTTCAACTGATGGTAGGGTATTTCTTGATCCTTTTTATGGAAATGTTGGTGTTGGAGTAACAAATCCATCCACAAAGGTTCAAATTGAAAATTACGGTATTTCAACAAAATCTAGTTATTTTAATGCTTCTGTTGGTATTAGTACAGATATTGATTCATTCACCATTTCTTCTACGGATTTCAAGACCTTAGAATATACGTTACATTTTCAAAACGGAAGTAACATACAGTCGCAAAAAGTTCTTGTTATGCAAAATGGTTCTTCTGCATACTTAGAAGAATATGCGATTATGTATGAACCAAATCAAATCGTTTCTATTGGTGCAACTATTTCCAGTGGAAATTGCAAATTGCAAGTAACTCCAGAAACTGGAATAAGTGGTTTAACTACTTATAAATTTGTAAGAAATTCTTTATTGTAAATTATTATGAGTTTCAATGTATCTGTATCTAATCTTTCTCCAGTAGAACGGGAAACAGTATCAATAACAGTAACTACAGATTCGAGTGTAAGTGGAGAATATTACTATAACATAGAACCATTTTCTGATTCTACTATTAGTGCTAATGATTTTGTTAATAATTCATTGAGTGGGAGTTTTTTAATATCTGGTGGAATTGGAACAATATCACTGGGAATAGCATATAATCCTGAAGCAGAAGGGAATGAAAAATTTAGAGTAAGAATTCACGAAAATAGTTTATCTGGAAATATTATCGCATATTCCGATTATATTACAATAACTGATTATAACATTACTGAAACTGAACCCATCAAAGGAGTTCTTAATATTTTAAATGGAAATGGACTTACTTTTAAAAATTTAATTTTTAAATAAATATTTAAAAAAGAAAAATGGCAAATAAAAGTTTTGGTGTAAAACAGTTGGGTGTTATTAGTTCCTCCGGAACACCAACAATTGAAAGCACCACTGACCTAATAGTAAATGCAAATAATGTTGCCATTAGCACTAATCTAACTGTTGCTAATTTTGTCGGTATAGGAACCACGAATCCATTATCGGCACTGGACATCAGTGGAAATGTTAATATTTCTGGTATCATAACTGCTTCAAGTTTTGTAGGCAACTTAACAGGTACAGCAACTACAGCAACTACAGCATCAAATCTCACCAAAACTGTAACTGCAGGATCTGGATTAAATGGTGGTGGAACATTAACCTCTAATGTAACTCTTGACGTTAATGTTGGAACTGGCATTACCATTAGTTCTGATTCAGTCGCACTTAAAAATGGAGATAATTTAACTGATAATAGAATTTTAAAATGGAATGATGGTAGTGGCCAATTAACTGACAGTATTATTACTGATACTGGAACTAATATTGGTATTGGTTCTACACAACCAACATCAAAATTTGAAGTTATTGGTGATGCTTCAATTTCTGGCAATCTTAAACTTAATACTATTGATCTAGGAAATAATACAGATACTACAATTTCTCGTTCTTCTGCAGGTGTTGTTTTCATTGAAGACCAAGAAGTAGTGACAACCACAAGAGATCAACTATTACAAAACAAAACTTATATAATTCCATTCGTTCAAGGTCAAGGAGTGTCTTTAATTAGTGGATCCGAGACTACTTACCAATATTTGTTTCCTGCACTATTCCCATCTATTACTTTGAGTGTGGGAACTTATGAAATGTTTGCATATATTATAGCATCAAGAACAATTACCGGTGCTGCTTCTTCGTCATTAAGAATACGGAATATTGCAGTATCTTCAGCTGCAACTGGAACATTTACTGGTACATCTACTGGAAGTTCCCCTAGTTTTTTTAATATTTTAAGCCACCATCTTTCCCAGAGCATCACAGACCCAATGATTATAACACCAGCAGGAAACAATAGTGGAAATTATATTTCTAAGATATCTGGAATTTTAAGAATAGGTGTTGCTGGGAACTATATTCCTGGGTATTCTATGTCAGCAACTATAAACAGTTCCGTGACCTGCGGTAGTTATAATTATATGATACTTAGAAAAATATCTAGTTCTGGATCTATTGTAGCGCAAGGTGGTTGGGGAGCTATTCCGTAAAAAATTATTTTATTAATCTATAGATTGCAACAATAAATATAAAAAGCACTGATTAAGTAAAAATATTAATGAGAACAACTCCAGGGGCAGGTGCAATATTATTTCCAATTTTTGATGGAGATAAATATTCTGTATCAAAAATTGAAGTGATTAATGGTGGAGCAGGATATGCATCAACAGATCCTCCAAAAATTGAAATTGAAAATACTGCAACCCCAACAATTGAGGGTGTATTTTATCCAATAATTAATCATCCAAGCAATGGATCTATTGTTTCAGTTTTAATTGTAAATCCTGGTGAAGGTTATTTTCCAGTCGTAAATACAACTGGGGAAAAAATTGGAATTGGAACTACGTCTTTGGTAGATCCACAATTCGTAACCAAAGAATATGATGCTGGTATTATAATGGGAGTAAGTGGAGGTATAGGAAGTGCAATATTTGAAAATGGGTACAATGTAGCAATTACCACAGCAATTACTGGGATATCGTCTTCAATACCAAAAGTTTCACCACCATACACATCAAGTGCAATTTATGGATTTGGAAATCCAATTCCAGCAATAACAGTATCTGGAATCGGAACTGATGCTAAATTTGAAGTTTGGATTACATATGATGGAACACCAGCAGGAAATCCAATATCAACTTCTATTGTATTGAAAGATGGAGGAAGGGGATATAATGTCGGGGATACTGTTTCCATCGCAGGAACATATCTTGGTGGGTCAACACCAACAAATAATTTATCATTTAATGTTTCTAAAGTTTCAAGTACAATAGTTGCTGGAGCAGCAAATGGCAGTTATATAGGAGTTGCAGCAAGCACTATTGTTGGTATTGGTTCTTCTGCAACTTTTGATGTTACACGAGACTCTACCGGAAAGATAAGTTCAGTTTCTGTTGGAAATGGTGGAAGATACTATGAAATAGGAAATCCCGGATATGCAACAACTACGGACATTCTTGTAATTTCTGGCACATCTATAGGGGGAATATCACCACAAGATGATTTATACTTATCCCCAACTTTATTGGGAACAGATATTCTTCCTGACATTTTGTATGTGGATAAACTAAATAATGACCAATTTAAAGTTTCTGGTCTTTCTACATCATCAGAACTTGATATAAATCAGTTGGGTGTTGGAACACATTCATTTGCATTTGATGACCCAAATTCAAGTTCCTTAATTGCAATTGACAATATTATCCAAACCCCACTATACAAAAAGAATCTCACTTTTTCTTTGGCATCTGGAGTTGGATTAGGAAATACAATATATGTGACTTCTGGAATTTCCTCATTATCTTCTTTGGATATTTTGAAAATTGATTCAGAATATATGAGTATCAGAGCAGTTGGAATTGGTTCAACAAATGATATAATTGTAGAAAGAGCTCAATATGGGACTGAGATCAAAGCACATAGTGTAAGTTCTCCGGTTAAAATTTATAGAGGAGATTATAATATTGAAAAAGGAAAAATTTATTTTTCAACTCCTCCCTATGGAAAAATAGGACAAGAGGGTTTAAAAATCAGTTCAAATTTTCAGGGAAGATATTTCAGTAGAAGATTTGATCCAGGAAATACTACTGATAAAAATTTAGTTATTGATGATATTTCTTTGAATTTCACAGGAAAAGCAGAAAATTTAGGAATAAGAACAGGAACTTTAAATGCAACAAATCTAAGCACAGTTGGAATAGATACTACCAATTTGGAAATTGGTGATATATTGAGTTTAGAGTATTCTACACCATTTTTAATTAATTTAAATACAACTATAAACTCAATTGGAATCGGAAGTATTGGGATTTCTCCAAATCACAATGTTTATGTTGGAATAGCAACTACTACATTTAACATCACAAGACTTAATTATTCTTTGAAATCCGATAATCAATCAATATCTGGAATTTATACGAACACTAATAGTTCTACTGATATAAACAATAATCCGATTATTTTAATAAATAACATTCCACAAATACCAGAAAAAGATTTTACAATAGATACACCAAATAATAATACTATAAAATTTATTAGTGGTATTCCAAATGCGGGAAGAATAGTTAGGGTCGCAATCACCACTGGATTTGGTTATCAACCACTCGTAGGTGCCTCTGCAACAGTTTCTGTATCTCTTGCTGGTACAATATCAAGTATTTCTTTAACTGGGGCAGGAAGTGGATATAGGAGTGCTCCTGTAATTAGTATTGCATCAACTGTTGGATCTGGTGCTACAATTACCGCAACAATTGGTGCTGGAGGAACAGTAACCTCACTTTCTATAGTAAACGCAGGTTCTGGATATACAACCAACATTCTTCCAACAGTAAACGTACCAATTCCATCAAATTATAGTGATTTAAGTACTACTTACGCAGGAATTTCAACAGGAAGTGGAGAAGGAGCAAAAGTATCAGTAATTGTCGGAAATGGTTCTAGCATAACTGGTTTTACTTTAGAAGACCCAGGAAGAGGATATAAAGTAGGTGAAATTTTAGTCGTTCCTGGCATTACAACTAATCCAATTGTTGGTGCTGGTTTTAGTGAGTTTAGAATTACAATTAAAGAAGTATTTACTGATAAATTTGGAGGTTTTTATCCAGGACAGTTTATCAAATTTGATGACCCATCAAAATATTTTACAGGAGCAAAGAGAAAATTTGATTTACTAATAGATAAAGAAACAATTGCATTAAAAACAAATCCAATATCAGATCTGAAAATTGAAAATAACTTTTTTGTTTTTATCAATGATGTCATACAAGTACCTAATTTATCTTATAAGATAGTTGGTTCCAGGATAATTTTTACAGAACCACCAAAAAAAGATTCAAAATGTTTGATTTTATTCTATAGAGGTTCAGATTTAGATGTAGAGCAGATTGATCCACCAAAAACATTAAAAGAGGGAGATATAATTCAAATACAACAAAATAAATTTGAACTCACACAAAGAGAACAATTTGAAAGAGTGATTAAGAAAATTATTTCTTCAGATCAATTTGATACTTTTACTTACGATAGTTTGGGAATAAATACTGATCCCAAAAAATCAAGACCACTTAAATGGACAAAACAAACTAAAGATAGAATTATTAATGGAGTTTTATATTCCAAACAAAGACCAGATCTAAAATCAAGAGTTACTCCAAAAACTCAAATAATCAAATCTGTATCAAAAACAGACACAAAAATTTATGTAAATAATGCTTTTCCATTATTTTCTATAGATGAAAATTTAAATTTAAAAGAAGAACTTAGAGATGTTATATTAGTATCAAACAAAGATTTTACAATTGCTACTGGTTCTGCCACTGTATCAGCATCATCAACAATTTCAGGAATTTCAGTTGTTAGTGGTGGTTCGGGATATGAAATTTCAAGTCAACCAGAAGTTTCCATATCTTCAGCACTTATAGTTAAAAAAGATCCAATTTACAATTGGCAAAAAACTACTGGAGTAAACACTTCTTTTAGTTTTAATTCAGTCGTTTATGGAAATAAATTTGTTGCTATTGGAAGCAGTAGTTTATTAGGAGTTAGTGAAGATGGCAAATTGTGGACCACTTCTAATGTTGGATTTGGCACAACAGTATTATTTAACTCAATATCTTTTGCATCAACTTCAAATACTTATGTTGCTGTAGGGAATACTGGAAAAATTATTAAATCTGTTGGATTGTCTTCTTGGACTGAATATAATTTGGTACAAAGAATATTTTCAGATTCCAGTAATGTTGATTTAAATGATGAGATTGAGACAGAAAAAAGTTTGTTTAATGGTGTGTTTAATGATATTTCATACTCATCAACAAAAGATACTTTTGTTGCAGTTGGATCTACGTATATTTTTTCTTCTGTTGGGACTGCTTCCACTCAATTTATAAAAAATAACTTTAATACAGAAAATAATTTAAACAGTATAAGTAATAATAATTCATTATTTGTTACAGTTGGAGATAATGGTAGAATTTCTTACTCAATAACTGAAAATGTTTGGAAATCTACTACTAAATTTACTAATGAAAATTTAAATAAGGTTATTTGGGATGGTTCTAAATTTATAGTTGTTGGAAATAATTCAACTATAGCAACATCTGAGACTGGCATAAATTGGTCTTTGATTCAAAATTTAAATATTTCTACAAATATTAAGAACATTAAATATTTTGATGGAATTTACGTTATTTTAGATATTAATGGTGACTTGTACTATTCATTAAATCTTTCTTATTGGGAGAAGAGAACAACAAACCAAAATAATCCGATTAAAGATATAGTTTATATACCAAATCTAAATTCCAATTCCATAACTATTGTTGTTGGGGTTGCAGGAACAGTAATGTATGCTAATCCATCTTATAATAGAGCAACTGCAACTTCAACTACAACGAATGACTCTGTTTCATCAGTCACTATAACAAATGGTGGTTTTGGGTACTCTCAAACTACAGCACCACCTGTTATTTTTGAAAGCATTAAACCAAATAAAGAAAAAATTATTTCAATAAAAGCAAAAGGTGATTTTGGTAAGATTGTTGGAATTAACACTATAGGAATTGGACAATCATCACTTGAATTTATTTTAGAATCAGAAAATTATAACAATAGTCTTTTAGGTATTGGTTATTCTTCCCTCAATGTATTTGGAATTAATCGTAGTCAGTTAAATGTTGGTGATTATTTTGTAATTTTTGATAGTAATGTAATAACTGGTTATGCTCTTACTGGAATTACAACATCAACTGGAATAATTGTTGGTTCTTCTGGTGTTTCCACAAACACTATTGATGGATTATACAGAGTAGAAAACGTAATTTCTAATACCAATACTGGTATTGTGACTGTTAGGTGTGATTTTATTGTAGTTCCTGGTGGAGTGGATAAAGCAATCAGTACAGGAATTAATACTACTGGATTCTATGGAAGATATACTTGGGGTCAAATATATGATTATCAAAATAGAGCAAGAGAAAATCCAAAACAATTTGATGCAAATACCAGAAATGGATTGATTGGATTATCAACTGCACCAGAAGTTTATAGAACTCGTGGTTTAATTTAGAGATAAATAAAAAAAAGTATTTTTCATAAAATGCCTGCGATTATATCTGACCAATTTAGAGTTATGAATGCTGAGACTTTTACTAAAAGTCTTATTGCAGTTGGAAACACCAGCAATACATATTATACCTTCATTGGACAACCAAATGCTCTAAATTCTCAAGCAAATGGAATTTCCGAGTGGGGTACATCTCCTCCACCACCACTTGATGGATTTAAAGAGGAAAATGAAATAAAAGAAACTATCATATCTATGAAAAAAGTCACTCAAAGTGACGTGAGAAGAATGGTCAGAAAGGTTGTTTGGGAGTCTGGTTCAACATATGAAATGTACAGGCACGATTATTCAATTTATAATTTATCACCAATTACAAATTCTTCTTCGTTATATGATTCCAATTATTATGTAATTAATGAGGATTTAAGGGTATACATTTGTTTGCATAATGGAACAAATCCAGAAAATCCAAGAGGAAGACCTTCTGTAGATCAACCATCTTTTGTTGATTTGGAACCAAGACCGGCAGGAACTAGTGGTGATGGTTATATTTGGAAATATCTATACACAATTAAACCATCAGAAATTGTGAAATTTGATTCTATTGAATTTATTCCAGTACCAGAAGATTGGGGAACAGTCGGAGAAAGCATATCAACAAAAAATAATGCAATTGATGGCAAAATAGAAATAATTACCATCAAAAACAGAGGATCTGGATATAGTCCAATTTCTCAAACTTTTACAAATATACCCATTCTTGGAGATGGCACTGGAGGAAAGGCAACAATTACTGTAGATTCTTTTGGAAAGGTGTCTGATGTTTTTGTGAGTGATGGTGGAATTGGTTACACAAAGGGTATAATTAAATTCGAACCAGGAGCACCAGGAATAACTGGTAATTTAAGTAATACTGGAACAATTTCCTCATTTGAAATTATTATTCCACCAAAAGGTGGCCACGGGTATGACATTTATAGAGAATTGGGTGCGTATAGGGCATTGGTATATTCAAGATTTTCTACAGATTCAACTAATCCAGATACAATTATAGGAAATGATTTTGCTAGAATTGGAATTATTAAAAATCCAACTAAGAATGGAAGTGCTGTAGAAAAATTAGAAACTGCTGAAGTAAGTGCGCTAAAGGCATTAAAATTAACTGGTTCCGCAACTAGCACAACAACTTATGCAGTGGATTCAGTAATCACGCAACAAATAAGTACTGGAGTTACTGCAATAGGTTTTGTTGCTGCTTGGGATAATGTCACAGGAGTTTTGAAATACTATCAACCTGTAGGACTAGCCACTGAAGGTGTTGGATATATCATAAACCAATTCACATCTTCTCCTGGTTCTGGTGGAAGTTTAATAATTGTTGGTTCTTCTATGAGTGGTTCTTCATTAGTAATTGATAGTGGATTTACTGGATTAAGTACAGTAATAAATAATACTACATACCAATTGGGAAGTTATTTTACTTCAGGAATTTCATCGTCAGAATACAATAATAAGTCTGGTGAAATCATTTATATAGATAACAGATTTCCGGTCCCAAGGTCAAAAAGCCAAAAAGAAGATATTAAAATCGTTCTGGAGTTTTAAACAAAATGCCTCAAAATACAAATTTAAATGTATCTCCATATTTTGATGATTTTTCTGATCAAAAAAATTATCAAAGAGTTTTGTTTAAACCAGGAACTCCAATACAATCAAGAGAACTAACGACACTTCAGAGCATTTTACAAAATCAAATTGAAAAATTTGGAAAGCATTTTTTCAAAGAAGGGTCAATGGTTATACCTGGTCAAATTGGGTATGATGACCAATACTATTCTGTAGAAATTGAGGAGTCCCATTTGGGAATTCCAATTTCTTCTTATATTGATAAATTTATAGGAAAAAGTATTCGGGGTGAAAATAGTGGTGTTACTGCAGAGGTAGAAAATTATATCACAAATGAACAATCGGATAGAAGAAATTATACTCTTTATGTAAAATATAAAAGTTCTAGTAGTAATGATTTTACAACAAGAACCTTTACTGATGGTGAAAATTTAATTTCTTTAGAAGATGTAGATTATAGTTTATCATCAATTAGAGCAAATTCATCTTTTGCGACTACAATCATATCTAATTCAACATCAATTGGTTCTGCAGCAAAAATAGAAGAAGGTGTTTATTTTATTAGAGGTTTTTTCTTAACAGTACCAAAACAAACAGTAATACTAGACCAATATGGAAATAGTCCATCTTATCGTGTTGGACTTTTCATTGATGAAGAACTTGCTGTAGCATCAAATAGTTATAATGATTTATTTGATAATGCACAAGGATTTTCTAATTATTCTGCACCGGGAGCAGATAGACTTAAGATATCATTATCTTTAATAAAAAAATCATTAAATGACTTTAATGATGAAAACTTTGTTGAGTTGATGAGATTGCAATCTGGGATATTGACCAAGTTTGTACAAACATCTGATTATAATTTAGTAAAAGATGAATTTGCAAGACGAACATATGATGAATCTGGTGATTACTATATTAAACCTTTTGATGTTAAATTAAAAGAATCTTTAAATGATAAAGTAGGAAATAATGGAATATATTCCAGCACTCAAAAAACTAGTCAAGGAAATATTCCATCGGATAATTTAGCTTGTTTATCAATATCTCCAGGAAAAGCATACGTTAGAGGGTTTGAGATAGAAACAATCAGTAATGTCATAGTAGATATAGAAAAACCAAGAACAACAGAAAAAGTATTTAATGCCTCTGTTCCATTTAATATGGGCAGAAAGATTGTGGTCAATAATGTTGCTGGTTCAATTCCAGTTGGATTTGGAACAACTTCTCAAGTATCACTTTATAGTGATAGAACATCTTCTATTGGTATTTCTTCTGGTTCTAAAATTGGAGTAGCAAGAGTTTATGATTTTAAACTTAAAAACTCTGAATATTTAAATTCGGAATCTCAATTTGAACTTTTTTTATATGATGTACAAACTTATACAACATTAACTTTAAATTCTACTGTAAATTTAACTGTTCCTTCATTTATTGAAGGTAAAAGTAGTGGTGCTTTTGGATATTTGGTAAGTGATGTCACCAATTCTTCTACAGTAACTTTATATCAAGTATCTGGAACTTTTATTGTAAATGAACAACTTAAATCAAATGGAGTAGATTTGAATAGAGTAACCTCTGCTGTAGTTGATTATAATTTGTCTGATGTTCATCAAATTGTTGCAAACAAATCAGCAGGAATAGGAACATTTACATCAGATCCAATTCTTTCTACCGAAACATTATTAGCACCATCTGGAACAAGATTTACTATAACATCTGGGGGTCAAATAACTTCTGGGCAAAATAATTTTTATGTAGGAATAAAAGTTGGTGATATTGTATCATATACTAAGCAAGGAGATACCTTACCAACTTACAATAAAGTTTCTGTTGTAAATTCCAGTGGAAAAAATATAACAGTTTTACCAACAACTGCTGTATCTGGAGTTTGTAGTGGTTCTTTGCCATTAAGTGATATCGATGTAAGTGATTTTAGAAAAGTTTCTTTAGAAGTATTAAATAATCAAAATGCATTTTTATACTCTCCATTAAATGAATCTAATATATCCACTTTAGATTTAACTGGTTCAGATATAACCATAAGAAAATCATATCAAATTACTTCAAATTCTTTTTCTTCTGGTTCATATACACAGATTTTAGAAACAAATCCAAATTTAACTCTAGTTCCATTCGATGAAGAAGATTATAATTTAACTTTCTCTGACGGATCTGTAGTTTCACTTAATGATCAAAAATTAACAGTCAATGGTAGAACTATATCCATTCAAGGAATAACTCCAAATTCAAATTCAGCAATATTAACTGTAACCTTTAAGAAAATAAATGCCTCTTTAAGAAAAAAAATATACAATAGATGTTCATCATTGGTCATTGATAAAACAATATCAGGAGTAAATACTTCTACTAATGGACTATCACAGAGTCAAGTTTATGGATTAAGAGTAGAAGATAAAGAAATATCATTGAATCTTTCGGATGTAGAAAGTATTATTGGAATATTTGAATCCTCAACAACATCGGATCCCGTTTTACCTACCATTACATTAGTAAACTTAAATTCAAACATTTTAAATGCAATTAAAGGCGAAAGAATAACTGGTGAAACAAGTGGTTCTGTGGCAGTTATTGTATCAAGTAATTCAACGAACGTTGTCGAAATAGTTTATTTAAATGAAAATACTTTTTCTATTGGTGAAAATATATTATTTGAAGAATCTAAAATATCTGGAGTAATAGATTCATTTTCTGCTGGTGATAGAAATATAAAAGACCAGTATATATTTGATGATGGACAGAGACCCGAATATCTTGATTTTTCAAGAATCATTAGAAAACAAGAATTTTCTGCTCCAACAAAGAAAATTAAAATAATATACAATAATTATACTATAAGTTCAACAGACGAAGGTGATTTTGTTGGTGTTGATTCTTATGATAAAGATAGATATGGAAAGAATATTCCCTTTGTTAATTTTTATAATTTGAGTGATGTTATAGATTTAAGACCGAGAGTTGCTTCATATTCTGGGAATTATTCCCCGTTTGAATATCAATCAAGAACTTTCGAATTAGTAAATTCTTCAAGTCATATATTTTCAAATAATAAGGATATTAATTTATCATATGAATATTATTTACCAAGAATTGATAAGTTGTATTTAAATAAAGATGGTATATTTTCTATAAGTAAGGGAGTCCCATCATTAGACCCCAAAGAACCAAATAGTTTAGATTCCGCATTAGAAGTCGCAAAGATTATACTACCTGCGTATCTTTATAGTTCTTCGGATGCTTCTATAATTTTATCTTCCCACAAAAGATATACTATGAGAGATATATCCAGATTGGAGGATAGAATAAAAAATATTGAATACTATACCTCATTATCTTTGCTTGAATCGGATACTCAAAATCTTACAATTAGGGACCCACAAACAAAACTTGATAGATTTAAGTCTGGATTTTTTGTTGACAATTTCAAATCATATAATGGAGGGCAAATAAGCAGTAAAGACTATAAAGCAAGCATAGATACTGAAAATGGAATTTTAAGACCATCACATTATACTCCTTCAATTGATTTACTTTTAGGATCAGAGTCAATCATTGGTTTAGGCACAATATCAAACCCAAATGCTGATTTAAACTTTGTAAATGATTTTGGTTCATCAAATGTAAAAAAAGTAGGGAATCAAATTTTATTGAATTATTCTGAGATTGAATATACAAAAAATCAATTTGCAACAAGAACTGAAAATGTAAATCCATTTAATGTCATTAACTGGATTGGGTCAATTCAATTAAATCCATCAAGTGATACTTGGATTGAAACAAGACAAACAGAAAGAAGAATAATAGATGTTCAAGGTAGTTATGAACAGGCAATGCAACAACTTGGTGTTGATAGCAACACTGGACTTTCTCCAATAGATTGGAATTCTTGGGAAACTAATTGGACAGGTCAAACCATAGATAATGGACCAGAGATTGCAAGAATACTTACAGGAACGGAAAACCTTGGAACTGTAACAAGAGATCCAGGAGGAGGAAGAAGATTAGTTACTTCAACAACTACACTTAGAGACAACTTTGTAACATTCAATAATCAAACCATAACAAAAACTGGGACAAGTACTAGAGATGGCATACAATATAAAGTATCAGAAAAATTTGATTCCCAAAATTTAGGAGATAGAGTAGTTTCTAGAGATATAATTAAAAAAATGAGATCTAGAAATATTGAGATTGTAGCAAAACGTTTAAAAGCATCATCTAGATTTTATTGTTTCTTTGATAATGTGGATTTGACCTCGTATGTAGTTCCTAAACTTTTAGAAGTAAGTATGGTTAGTGGAACCTTTACTTCTGGAGAAACCGTAGTTGGAACTTTAGGAACAAAAAGCATTAGGTTTAGACTTGCCTCTCAAAATCACAAATATGGACCATATAATTTAGCAACAGAAACTTATAAAGAAAATCCATATTTATCTGGAAATTCATTATCAGATTCTTATTCTTCTACAACAACAATTTTAAATATTGATACTGCAAGTTTATCACTCCAGGCAGAATCTGGATTCTTTGGTTCTGTTGCGTCCGGAATGCAACTTATTGGACAAAGTAGTAATGCAACCGCAAATATATCTGATATCAGATTAGTCAGTGATTCTTCCGGTGTTTTTATAGGATCATTATTGATTCCAGATTCAACCATACCATCAACCCCTTCCTTTGAAACAGGAACAAAAACACTTGTTTTAACAACTAGTTCTACAAATTCAACAGTAGTAACTTCAAATGAAAGTACAGCAGAAACTAATTTTTATTCAGAGGGTTATTTAGATAATGTAGAAAATTCAACTCTTCGTATTCGTAATGCTAATATAGAAAGACTACCACAAACAGATTCACGATCTGCTTCTGAAACTGAAACTAGATTAGTAGCAAATAATACATCAAGCACTAGAACAACAACAAGTCAAAGATGGGTAGATCCATTAGCTCAATCATTTGAGATAGCAGATAGAAACGGAGTATTTCTTACTAAATGTGATATTTACTTTAAAACAAAGGATACAAAAGAAATTCCTGTAACTTTTCAGATAAGAACAATGAGAGATGGGACACCAACTCAAGAAGTTCTTACAGAGGTGGTATTAGATCCAAAAGATGTAAATATTTCTGAAGATGGTACTATTCCGACAACATTTACATTCCCATCCCCAATTTATCTTGAACCTACTGGTAGTGGATACGCAATTGCTCTTGTATCTTCTTCTAATTCTTATAATGTTTGGATTTCAAGAATGGGAGAAACTGACATTTCAACAATTAATAAACCAGATTCCGAAAAAATAATTGTAAGTCAACAACCAACTCTTGGTTCTTTATTTAAATCACAAAATG